TAGGACGTGAGCAAAGAAATAGATATATTGAATTAGGAAAATATTGTGAAGAATGTAACGATAATGACTTAAGTGATTCTAGTGATGATGAATCTTCTAATAAAAAAGAAAATAATAATGTTGACACTAAAGAAAATGTTGTGATTTCATCTATAAAAGAACCAGAAATAAATCTTGAACCTACAAAAGAAAGTAATTCTGAAGTTCAATCTCAAACAAATTCCAAGAAAACACCTGCGAAAAGAAAACCTAAAGAAACGGAAGTAAATACTACAACTGAAAAGAAAAAGAGAACGTATACAAAGAAAACCAAAAATGTAGAACAAGAAAATAAGTGATTTAATTAATAATTAAACATTTATCTGATTTAAATGTTGGATAAGCAAAATTATAAAAAAAATAAGCTGTTGGACTTTTTATTAATGGTTTCGTTTTTAGCATAATATTATTAATAATTATACTATTATGTGATATATTTTCAATAGCAGCAAATCCAAAAAAATTTTCAGCAGCTATTTTCCAAAAACTTATTTTAAAACCATGAATGAATATATCATCTTCACATTCACAAATTGACGCAAAGCAACTTAACACTTCAATATTTTTTTCAATTTGTACACAAGATTTCCTATAAAAATAGCAACATATAATTTTTTCATCACATAAAACAGCATAAATAAATATATTTTTTGTTTTAATTAATTCGAGAATGTTTGTAACTTCTGGAATTATGACAATATCAAATTTATTATTATTTAGTATTATAAAATCATATAAAAATCTAAAATTTTGAGCATTTATTTCTAATAACTTATATTCACCTGATAAATCAGGTGGTTTGAACCATTTATCAACAGAAAATCCGTAAGTTGTATATACACATAATGGCACAATTCCAGTTAATTCATCTTCTCTCTTAAAGAGAGAAACAACTATATTTTTATTAATATATCTTTGATTATAATAATGTGTCTGGATAATTTGAGGGGCTATACCTTTTTTTCTATGTAACTTATCAACACACAAATAATCAACATAATATACACTAAATTTTGTGTCTTTATTGTATTTATCGTTATTTATTATTATTGTTAATGGTCTAGAAGTAATTGTACCTATTATTTCTCTATCAACAACGATGGTGCCTTTTTTTAAGTCAATCATACGATTATCTTCATAATAAAAAGAAACAACCGATTTATCGTTATGACCAGTGAAATATGGAAATATATTTTCGGTCTTTGGTATGAAAATATTATCTTTATTTTGTAAATAATTTGTTTTAATTAAATTTACAAATCGTGTTTTTTGAACGGAAGATAGCTCTGAGAATACAATAGTATCAATATTTTTAAAATTTGTATATTTATTTTTAAGTGGGAGTGAATCGTTTATTATTCCTGGCGCGTGTAAATAATATTTTAAATCATAAACATGAAATACTGGCTGCATAACCCAAAAACCATATTTTAAACGAATAAAAATATAAATTATAAATATAATAAGCATTCCAAAAAATAAACAATATGATAAATATTCTAACATTATTATTTATAGAACATTTATTTTGTAAATTTAAACTTAATTATCTTAAATCGTAATTTATAAATTTTTTTAATATTATAAAAATAATATGGAAACTGAATATAGTTTTTTTGGTAAACATTATTTAGCTAGTTTTATCGATTGTGAATTAGAATTATTACTTGATATAGAGGGATTAAAAAACGCTATGATTGATGGTATTAATAAAAGTCGAGCTACTATACTAAGTTACACCGAAAAAATTTTTGATAACGGAGGATATACCATTTTATTTTTATTGTCAGAAAGTCATTGTAGTATTCACACATATCCAGAAAATAAAGCACTTTTTACAGACTTATTTACTTGTGGTGATAATTGTGACTATACATTTTACCAAAGCAGTATGATTGATTATTTAAAACCAAAAAAAGTTACTTCAGATTTAATTATTCGTGATGAAAATCACCGTTTTTCTTGACATAATATTTATAAATTCATAATTATAAATATTAATTATTAATTATTAAATAGACCCATTAAAAATAATATATATAATTAATTTGGTTTAACAAATACATATAAATATTGATATTCATAAGCACACTTCACTAAATCAATTTTAGCGTGAAGGTTGAATCCAGCATCTTGAGCCATATTTACAATAGTAGGCAAATCTTCCATATATAATTGTTGTTCTTGTTTACGTACTCTACCATCATTAAATTTAAATTTTTCATCAAATAGAGCTACATCATTTGACTCATTCATTTTGAAATCAGCATTATAAATAAAATCATTAAATGTAACTTTTGTTTTAGTAATTCTTTTCTTTGCGTATTTTTGAGGAGATACGATATATAATGGGTTACCAGGAGGAAGTATCGGGTCAAACTTGTATCTGTCAACTAAATGGATTATTAAATAACCACCAGGCATTAACCAATTCATACAGTTATAAAAAAATCTCATTTTATCTTTCATATAATAAATTGTGAAGTATAAACAAAGTATATGTGTTAATGAATTGTCTTTAAATAAATGACCATCTAAACCATCACCTACTTTGAAATTATCACCTATATATGGATAATTTTCTTTTGCTTTTTGAATCATTGATTGAGAAATATCAACACCAGTTACTTCTAAACCCTTTGATTTTAAATTATTTACGTGATGTCCTGTTCCACAGCCTATATCAGCAACAACACTTTTACTATCAGCCATAGTTGAATTTATTATTGTTCCTACTTCATAATCATTTTTTACTTCATTAAATACTAGATAATCATAAACATTAGCATAGAAATCATCATAGACAGCATTTCCTTGCTTAAATAAAAATGTGTTTTGGTCAACCATCCCTTCCTTAACAGGCATTAAATTCCTAAAAAAAATGGATAAAATCAATAATATAGCAATAAATATCAATATTTTTCCAAAAGTAGATAATTTATTGTAACAATTTGTTAGTGATTTTAATAATTTCATCTATATGTATTGTTGTTATTTTTTTTGTATAAAATTTAATTATATGGACAATTCAGAAATAAGTGATTTAAGAGGAGAAAATGAATTTAGAGGAGTTACATTTTCAAAATTTAAAAAAGCAGAAGTCAAAAAGGAATTGCTAAATAGTTTAATTAATTCAAAAATCGAACCTGCTTGTTATTGGAGTGCTGAGTTAATTTGTTCAGGACATTATGGCGATTTATGGGAAATTATCTTATTATTTTTTAGCAAATATGTACATTTAGGAAATTCTAGTATTGGAATTTATATTGAACTAAGAATTAATGATTTCAAGTCGATTTTGAATAACGGTTATTCAGAAAATACACTAAGACTAAGGAATAATGACAAAATAAGAAAATTATTTTGCGAAATAATGTGTGTATTATGTGATGCGAAAAGAAGACATAGTTTTGATAATGTTAAAATTAAACCAGATGATCTCAATATGTTTGTCATTAAAGATAAATTTAAGGCTCCAACAACTCTATATGGTGAGGAAGTTTTCACTACAGAAGACCCAAAGGAATTATTTCCATTTATAAATGAATTAGCATATAATGTTACCGAGTCTGGAAATAATCAGATGATGGCATGTTACTGGATAGAATGGATTTTTGAATTTGAAAATCGTTGTAAAGTTAAAAAAGAAAAGATATTTTGTGAGAGACGTAATTTTGCGAAAGTTGATACAAAATGTCAAAAAGATATAGTTTGGATGATATGGGATATATTTTTGAAAGAATCTGAGAAACGAACAAAAGTAATACAAAAAATAATAAATTCTCTTTTAAGTCTCTTTTGTTTAAAATATACTACAGGATGTCATAAAAAAAGAAAAAATCTAATGTATTTAGCTATATCTATTTTATGTGAAAAATTTGTATTGGAAAAAGAAATTATTAGACATACTCAAGCAGAACTAGTTAATAATATTAAACAAAAGATTGATTTGGTTTATTCACAAATTAAAAAGAATGAGGAATCAACTGGAACAGATTATTTATTCTTAGGTTTAAAATCATCTAATTTAGAGAGCACGATTAAAAAACTTGAACAAATGAATTCATTTGGAGAGACGTTTGTTCCTCGCGTTTAGATTAATATATTTATATTATCAAATATATTATTTATTTTAACTACTTAAAGACGGACACACTACATTATGAAGGGAAAATTGGGTTTTTTGGATTTTTTTGTCAAAAACGGTCCCTACATATGAAGAGAAATGAAACAGTTTTTAAAAATGAAAAGTATTTTAACTTTTCAAAAATGGACAAAAAAAATGTCCAAAAAACGAATGCCGAAAAAGTCCTTACTGACCGAAATTTCTCCTTACCATATTTAAAAATTATCGTCACAAAATAAACCAAAATATTTTATTTGTGATTGTATATTTTTTTAAAAAAAACTTAAAAATATTTTCTCAATGGAAATAAATGGAAACTTTAGGAACTAAAATTCAGCAAAAATCAGCGACTAAATTTTATTGTGAAAATTGTCAATACAAAACAGACCGTAAATGTAATTTTGATGATCATTTAATTAGTATGAAACATATTAGAAATGCTGATTTGGCAACTTTAGGAAATAAAATTCAGCAAAATCAGCAAAAAAACAGCGAATTGTTAAAGTTATCGTGCGAAAAATGTAATAAAGAATTTAAAACTAACTCTGGATTATGGAAACATAAAAATAAAGGAGATTGTTTAAAAAATACTTATCATTCAAATGAAAACAAAGAAGAACCATCAGATAAGCAGCTCATTATGATGCTAATTAAAGAAAATTCTGAACTAAGAAAAGAGCAATCTGATATTAAAGAACTTATTTTAGAAATAGTAAAAAATGGAACACATAATACTAATACTAATACTACTCATACCAATTCTCATAACAAAGCATTTAACCTAAACTTCTTCTTAAATGAAACATGTAAAAATGCTATGAACATTACTGACTTTGTTGAATCTATTAAACTGCAGTTAACTGATTTAATGGATGTAGGTGAACTAGGATATGTAGATGGTATTTCAAAAATAATTGTAAAAAACTTAAATAGCTTAGACGAGACTATAAGACCTATACATTGTACAGATAAGAAGAGGGAAACGATGTATATAAAAGATGAAGGACAATGGGAAAAAGACGATGACAATAAAAGTAGATTAAAGAAAGCTGTTAAGAAAGTAGCAAATAAAAATATAAGATTGTTACCACAATTCCGAGAGAAATATCCAGACTATAGTAATTCATATGCTAAAATATCTAATACATATGATAAAATTGTTGTTGAGGCAATGACATCTGATGATGATAAGAACGAAAAAATTATTAAAAATATTTCTAGAGTTACTACTATTAGAGATAAACAATAAATTCTTTAAGTATGTTTTTGAATTTATTATTTAAAAACAATCAATTTTTAAAAATGAA